ATATACAATATAATGAAAAATGATACAGATAATATAAAACAGATCGTTGAGTTCCTTGAAAAAATTGGTATAGATACAGGTACAAATACGGGGTACGTTCTCGATGAATCTATAGATTTTTTATTAGCGGAATCGGATTACGAAAAGGAAATAGAGAATGCGAAAAATTTTAGAAAACGAATGAAAAAGATAAAATGGATGAAAGTGCCTAAAATATATACCGAAATATGTAACGAAAATATGATCGTTATGGAATACGTTCCTTCGGAAAAACTCGATAGTATAAGCGATTTGCGTGTAAATAAGAAGAAAGTATGTGAAGCTCTTCTTAATTCATACGTTATTCAAACAATGGATAAGGGCTTTTTTCACGCCGATCCTCACCCGGGTAATTTAGGTTTTTCTGGTAATGGTAAACTTGTTTTTTACGATTTCGGACTCGTTATTGATATTTCTGATGAAATGAAAGAGGGTTTTAAGGAAATGTTTTTACACATAATAAATAAAGATACAAAAGGTATCGTTGATGTACTCATACGTTTGAAAGTTATTTTACCAACGACGAAAGATACGAGTGATATAGAACTTTTTTTCAAAACAACACTCAATTATTTAGAAACGCTCGACGGTAATAATTTGAAAGATGAAATACTAAACGACGATACTTTACTCAAATTGGCACAAGAAAAACCTTTTATCATACCAACATCATTCGTGTATCTCGCAAAGACATTTTCGACTATCGAAGGGACGTGTGTAAAACTCGATCCAAATTTTACATACATAGAATACCTCGAACCTATACTTAGAGAACAGATTTCGGATGCTATAGATTTAGGTGGTATGTTTTCAACCGCAACAGAAATGCCAAATCGTGTAAAGAATATAAGTACTGCGGTTTTAGGTATGGAACAATCTCGCGCGTCCATGAAACGTTCGTTAGATAAAACGCGTCGTGAAATGAGGTACGTGCAATACAGTGTTTTATCGGCTGTATTTGCAGGTAACTTGTTAGAACAATACAAAGAGGTATCTATATTTTTATCTTTAGTAAGCCTTGATTTAGCATTTAGGGCTTTTCGTAAAAATCAATAGCGGTCGTTTCTGTATTTGGCACGTTTTTACACTGTTTTTGTTTAGAAAAGAACTCTTTGTGTCTTTCAAACAAATCCTTGGTACGTTCAATTTCGTCTTGGGCTATTTCTTTCATCTTTTCTTTCATACCATCTATTTCTCCGTCTCTTTGTTTGCGAAGTTTCTTACCGAACTTCTTAAATTTTTTTTGCGTTGACGCAAAATTAGTCGCGACTGTGGAAAGTGAAAACATTATTATTTACTTACTATTACCTGATATTTTTATCGAGACCTAGACGTTTTATTTTTTCTTCAAATTCTCTACGTTCACCAGGTGATTTTATTGGTGTACCATTTGATATAGCCTCAATTTCTGGCCCTGATAACTGTATTACGTTCATTCTAAAATCAATAAACGCTTTCATTGTTATTGGTACGTGTGGTTTTACGAGATCGTAAATGGCATTTGCGTAGTCTCTTATTTCTTTCTGTGCACCTGGTTCCATTCTAAGACGAAGATAGTGCATGAGATTATGTAAATCTATTTTCCAATAAAATTCGGTATACGTTGATTGTGTAAGCGTACCTCGCGCTTGTTCTCTACATACTCCATCATCCAGTAGGTACTTGTATATTTCATACGAATTATCAAAGTGTTTATTTAACGCATTTTCTCGTTCACTATTATTATCAATTTCACCTTCAGAACCTTGATGGTTTACTTTTGATTGACCACGTAAAACTTCGGGTTTATAATATTCATCGTGTACTATGGAATATCGCGCAGAGTATTCGTTTACACTTGCCATTCTATGACGCATGTGTTGTCGCGCAATGTATATAGGCATTTTGATATGAAACTTGAATTCGACCATTTCGAATGGTGTATTATGCCAATGTCGCATTAAATATCTGATAAGACCTTCATCACCTCTCGATGTCGTCGTACCTTCTCCGTAAGAAACTCGAGCGGCTTGAACAATTGACGAATCAAGATTTTCCCTTGGCATGTGATCCACAAGCCTAACAAAACCATGATCGAGTACTTTTTTCTCCATTTAGTATAAGTACTAATAAAATCTTTAAGATGGTATCTGGTCAGAAAAGAAAAGTTTTAAATAAAAGAGATCCGAGTCCAGCATTTAAAGTAAGAATACGAGAATCGTTTTATAAAGAAATATCAACATCAACTGTTAAAAGAATACAAAAACATATAAAGGATGAAAAAACAAATACGATTTCTCTTTTTTTTAACCAGGGTAAAAGTGTTAATATACAGGACCTAAAAAATTTAATGAATAAAATGAATATCAATAATCAAACACATCCGAGTGATAAAATAGCAATGATTATAGGTATTTTTAATTATTCTAAAGATAGTAAAGAAATTTCAAACATACATAAAAATCATTGCGTAGCTGCTTATAAAATTGATAATACCTTGTATTGTTTAGATCCATGGGGTAAAGAAAAGAAAAGTATATCTACGACAATATTTTATAAAATACAAAAAATAACAAATTGTAAATATTTATTCATATACAATGGTAAAAATTTACAAAAATTTGATAAAACAGGTGTTTGTGTCGGAATATCCTCAAACTTTTTGATGAATATGGGTTTGAGAAAACAAAAACTTGGGTATCAAGAATCGGATTTACCTGTAAAAAAGAAGAAATACGACGAATTAAGAAAACGATCTCCACACGAAAAAACCGCAAAAAGCATGTACACAAAGATTAGAAACGTAGCTAGACAGAGATTTTTCAATAGGTACATGTATTTTCTATTATCTCAACAATCTTTGAAAGAAATAGAAACAAATTTACGTTCAAAAAATGTACAGAAAATTAAAATAGACAAGTAAAGGATTTGAGATAGTTATAAACGTTATTTTACTTAATTATACACGAAATGAATTAACTAGTTTAGACACTACGAGTGAAATAACTGGTACAGAAACGGCGTTACCCGCTAGTTTGTAAAGTGCGCTATCTGACAACTTTGGAAATTTATATACGGAAGGAAATCCCTGTAAATTGAAACATTCTCTGGGTGTCAATTTACGAATACCACGGTTATCTTTTATTATAGGTACATTATGTCCACCACCACCCATATTAGCCGTTAGGGTAGGACAGCAATTGCTTTTATTTTCTCTAATATAGTATCGTCTATACTGATAAATTACATTTTCACTTATATTCTTCGTTACATCCTTCACGATTTGAGGAAATACTTTTAATTTATCCGTATAATAGTATTTATCGTCAATTTCTTTTTCAATGAAATCCGTGATACACCTTCTTTCGGTTACATCAAAATCAAAATCGAACGCGTCGTACGCATTCTTGTCCCTAAACCCTACGATATAAATACGTTCTCTATGTTGAGGTATTGATGTAATCTTAGCTGTATCCAAAATCTTGTATTTGATCATATAGCCACATTTGTCGAGAAACTCTTTTATAATCCTGAACGTGTTACCCTTATCGTGTGAAGTAAGATTTTTTACATTTTCAAGAATGATTGTTTCTGGTTTGTGGTATTTGAGTATCTCGATAATCTTCCAAAAAACATTGGATCTATCATCATCGAATCCCTTTTTATCACCGGCAATACTAAACGGTTGACATGGAAATCCGCTACATAATAGATCGTGTGAAGGTATTGTTGTGACATCTATATCCATAATATCACCCAATTTAAATGTACTATTTTCGTGATTCATGTTGTAAATATCTTGAGAAGATTTCATAATATCATTTGCGTATACACATTTATATTTTCCACTTGATTCAAGGGCGATGGAAAATGCCCCGGTCCCGGCACATAAATCAATAAACTTTTTCATGCATGTCATATATACGCAGCTAATCTTTAATAAACTCTCTGATATCTCCTTCCCATATGAGTTGACAATTATTGCTTAATTGTGACATAATACTATCAAATTTTATGCGGGGTCTTCTTCCAACTGAAGCCTGGTCTGCAAAAGTCTCGGTTTTGTTTACTTTTAGATTTTTCCATTCTTCGGATACGTTTGATAATGGAATTTCATACAGCTTGAACTTATAGTCTTGGTAATTTAAACCATCGAGAAAATAGATAGTGTCCCATTTTTCTTTTGGACCAAACGAACACGGACCGTTTGAAGTGAAAAATTTGAATTCAAGTTTCTTTAATCCAGTATATTCGATTGATAACTTGACGTTTGATTTCATATATTTCAATTTTACTATAAAATCATTATCAGGTATGTATCCATCACCTGAAATAGGTGCCTCTCTATCTTTACACCATCTCGCGTCTATTTTTTTTATATTTCTAAGTATGTATATTATAATGTGTTCGGATATCTCTTGTGGAAAAACTATACGTCGATAGTGACTCTCTTTCCCTAAAATGGAACGCATGTTTTCTTGATACTCGATTGTATATTTTAGTGCGCTTATACTATCATTTATGTCCATAATTTTATTATATTTTATAAACTTTATATAAGTTCTTTAATTATTCACTTAGGTATAAAGAAACGATGATATATGTATATAAATGTCCCTGTCATGGACAGCTTTTATACAGGATTGCCCGAATACTTGAAATTGGAACACACCACCATAAGCGATAGATTGCAACATAGGCGCTGGTCTAATTTACTATGGGGAGGAGTATTGTTATCAGGGTTGTTAGTGAGCCGTCTTACATGTTTATGCGGACTACCTTCTGACTGTGTTAATTTTGAAATAAAGGATATAGAGTATCTTTTTGTATATGGTTATATAGCAGGAGTTATAATTAATATCGATAGCGAAAGAGGCAGTTTTTTAAGACGTTGGTGGTTTTGGTTAATTTATCTTGGGACCGGTGTTATTTTTTCAACCATTGGTGAGATAAAGGCAATGCAGTGGTCAATAACTCAAGGAGTTACTTGGACACCCTATATGATAGGTACAATATCAGTAGGGAGTGTAATGGTTTTGTCTTTATTTTTTCAGATAGCTTTATATTATCGTAATATACAATATTGTATAATAATCGGTTTAATTTATATAGTTAGGTCTATTCAGATAGTATTGGCATTGAGTGTGCCCAAAGATAAAGAGTTGATTTTGGACCTTCCTCCAACACATGTCCATTATATCCTACACTCTAAACTAGAAATCCATCATTATTGGCTGGCGTGGAATATAATATTATTGTGTTCAATCACAAACAGCTTATATAATGATATTTTATTGGCTGTTTTCACGAGTATTTTTGTTCAGGGAATATCAGTGTATGGCGCGGCACCAGTAGTAAACTACGAGGGACCTTCAAAGATATAGTTAAAGATACAGTGGTATTTTAAAATATAAAATGTTTTCTATTCGACCAATTCCGGTTAGTATTCATACCCATAAAAAAGTTATTTCTGTTAAAACGCGTGCCCAAAGTTTCAAAGTTACTTTAGATACACCCGACGGTGAAAAGGTTATAAAATGTGACGACGATGAATTTATATTGGATGCGGCCGAAAATGAAGATATTGAATTACCGTCTTCATGTAGAGCGGGTGCGTGTTCGACGTGTGTGGGTAAGGTTATCGAAGGTAAAATAGACCAAGAAGATCAATCTTTCTTGGACGACGAACAGATTGAAAATGGATTCGCGATGTTATGCGTCTCGTATCCACTTTCGGATTGTGTTATTAAAACGAATCAGGAAGATGAGTTATATTAATTTTAATTTCTCATACTATAAAAAATGGTTGTTAAATCTCAATTAACACAAATTATTAAAAATGATAAAAATGATTGGGAGACACGTCAGATGCGTATAAAAAATATAAAAGAAAAATTAAGAAAATTCGGAAAACCTGGTCAAATTATGATCAATCACTTAGGAAAAAGAATTTCCGAGTTTACTAATACTAATATAAGGGAATTGGCTAATAAAAATACGGAAACTGGAATGGTTAATGTTATTAAAAGGGTATTAAAAATCAAAAATGTAAAAACTAAACCAAATAATAACAGTAATAGCGGTAGTAATAGTTCTAAGTCTAGTCCTAGAAATATACCTCCGAGAAGTCGTAGTTAAATTGTTTTAAGAAAAGTATCTTTCTATGACCTCTTTTTGATCGTGGTATTTAGACATAGCGTCGATTTCTATTTCGATAGCTTCGATGATATTGGAATGTTCTCCTATACCTGCCGGGTTCATTAAATATACTTCGACGTTTGCGCGATGCTTTTCAATCATACCTTCTGCGTGTTTAATTAATGCTTTTAGTAATTGTTCTCTCATTATATAGATTAATTACGTTAATTCTTTAATTAAATCATTTATACTTTTATAGTACCGTTTCAAGTCTTTCATGAACCGTTTATTCTTTTCGAGATCTTCGTCGACCTTTTTATTCTTATACACGTACGCTAAGTTCGATTTCGAATACTTGGTTCGTTTTTGGTTCTCGTTAGGTTTTCTTGGTACGAGTTTTTTACTCTTTTTCGAAACGCTTTGCATGGGTTCGATACGTTTCGTAAAACTAATAGCTTGCATGACCGTATCGGCGAGATCGTCTTTCTTTTTGGATGCGTTGAATATGGGTATCCAGTGTGCGTTAACCGTATTATTCCATATAAATTCCTGACACCTTTCTATCGATGCCTTTTTCCGTTTATTATACATGACCTTACCCGGACCCGCAAAGTCGGGTATTTTGAACCGCGCGTCGTAAATGATCGTTTCGGCTTTAGGGTTCCGTATGATAAAGTAGGCGTGTAAGAAATGTTCAACCATTTTCATTTTACGGTTCTTATCGGGTTGTTTTTCGACGAGAATCGTATCCGCTTGTAAAATCCAAGGCTTGTCATCTAAATGGTTTCTCATGGAAACAAATAAACCGTCTTTATGTTCAGGAGGTACTCCGGAAACATCCCACTGAACAATAAGATTAGAGGTTTCGTCGAGCATACACATAGCTAGGTTACGTATACCGACGTCTATACTTAAAATCATTAATATAAAGAAAATTTTTATCTTTAAGCTGTGTTTAGAAACCACCACCCATTCCTTTTGCACCAGCATTAGCCCCCGTTCTAATCGCATTTTGACCAGCATCGGACATGGCAATC